TATTTCCAGAAATGTACCGGCTCCAACAAAACGTATGATGCTGAACAGAGTAATGAGACGACGATCCCCAGAGCTGGCCCAGAGTCGATGGTCTTACTTATACGCAAGGTTTGACGAGATTTATCATAAAAATGTTAAGATCCGCATGAAAAATTATAATGCAGAACCAGGACATAGAAAATGCTATTCTATTCTTGATTTTATTGAAAAAGTACTTAATATGCTTGATGAATTATATGACCTAGCAGTAAAACTTTTCGAATCTGATTTTACACAGCTTATGCAGGAAATGCATTTATTACGTATGACTGATGAAGAATATGAAGACGAAGAATACTGGAAACGTGTACTTTAAGATAAGGAGGGAATGGTAAGAGTGCCTGCCGGTGCTCTTACCTATTAAAAATATGAGTTATTTACCAATCATAAGATTTAAAAATAGATGGCAAACATTCGATTTAAATTTACATTATCCATATTCAGTAAATGGGAAAATTATTAATTATACTCATTTAGGATATAGAGGTGATGCCTGTTATATTGTTGATAATGAATATAATACATATTATCTTCCTCATGATTACGCTGAAATTATTAATGATGCATTAAAATTACATAGCAATATCTATCATGAATGTGACACAAATTCACATAGACGTCAAATAATAACAAAACTCGAAAATATGAATAGACGTGAATATGGCGGGAATGATTTTGAATTACTTAATAGTGTATTGGCAGAACAAAGTAGAAACAGCAATTGTATTCATGGCAGAATCTTATACGATACTACGTGCAATAAAGCATATGTATATAACTGTGATGGAACCATACTTTGTGCTATACGTTTGTGTCACCTTGAACCATCATCTACGCAAAGAGGTCGTAGGTCTGAAGTAACATCTACTTTTGAAGAGGAACTTAATATTAACAATATTAACAATTTTAATAGGCTGATAGATAATGTAAGGGCATCTTCTAATAGTTATGAATTTGAGAGAGGATACTTTCGTAGTTTTGTCTCAAGCCGATTCAAAACATACATTCATCAATTTAATTATGTACCAAAATACATAAAACATTTTATGCCTGGAGAATCAGAAGATACTACTCTCCTGCTCGGAGCAGAGATTGAAGTAGGTGGAAATAATAATATCTCTTCTGATAATGACAAAAATTCCACAGTAAAAAAATGTATTCAGATTATGAATGGATCTGATAGTGATGAAGAAAATCTTATTTACAGTACACATGATAGCACTGTACAGATTGAATTTGACACTATGCCATGCAGTTTGGAATTTCATAAGAACAAAATGAACTACCGTGAAATGTTCGAATATCTTGATAAAGAAGGATATAAAGGTCATGATTGTGAAACTGCCGGATTACATATTCATGCGAATCGTAGCTATTTAGGGAAATCAAGAATATCACAAGAGTTAGTTATATCTAAGATCCTTTATATTCTTGAAAAATTTAATGATGAAATTTGTGTGATTGCAAGGCGCGACAATGACTATAGTGAATTTGCCGGTGAAAAGCAAAATGAAGATTCAATAGTTGAACTGTATGGTAAGTATAAGGATAAAGGTAAACGTGCTGCATTGAATTTACAGCATAAGGATACCATTGAATTTCGTATGTTTAAAAGCACTTTAAAATATGAAACATTTATTCTTACATTAGAGTTTGTAAAGGATATTATTGATTATGCTAAGTCTGTTGATATTGAAGAGATTGAATTAGCAAAATGGTCTGATCTGATGAATTGTTTTTCTTCTGAATTACGTAAGTATTATGAATTTAGGTATCAGAAAAAAGTAAAAGATATAAACGGATCGACTGTGAAACAAATTCGTAAACGAATCTCTAAATTAAAGTCAGAATTAAAAAATAGTAAAAATTTCTTCCAAAAAACTAAGTTACAGCAGGAGTATTGTAATTTGAAGAGAGAATATAAAGAATTAAATAAAAAAGAGAAGAAACTTATAAAAATGAAACGTAGAATTGTAGAATCTGAAACAACTTCTATCTGTATACCTGCAATTTCTAATAATAATTATGGAACAGTCAGTACTAGAAATCTAAATCCTATAATTTAAATAAAATACGAAAGGATTACTATTATGCAGAAATATACAAAACCATATCCTACTATTGGAAATGTTATTGATGCAATACAACATAGAGGAAGGAGAAATATCATTTGTCTGAATTCGGATTAAAAATAAAAAATATAAAGGCCGGTACTCTCTTTGGATATAACCAGGGAGTCAGAAACCGGTACGATTATACTGAAGCAATGTTCAGTAACAGTCTATTCAGTGATTATATTATACAGAATGGACTTAATGTTTGGAATGATACCAGTACACGAGACATTATTTGTCTTGATTTTGATTTTGGAAGTCGTAGTTATGAAGAAGAAATGGATCATTTGCTAAAGCAGTTTGGACCATTTGAACATGACAAATCTTTATCTGAGGAATCCAAGGAACGTATTCGAGCAATATTTCGAAATGTAATTGATAATAAAGACAATTATATGAAATGTTCCAAAGATGAAATCCGGGAAATATTCTATGAAAACGGTGTAAATGTTGAATACATTTCTTCATATACAAAGAAAGAAGGTGAAAAAAAGACTGTTATTAATTATAAAATGCTATACCGCAACTCTTCTAAGGCAAAAGTCGGACAGGTGATGTTTATTAACTCAAAGCTTTATAAAAAAGCATATAACTGGCTGACGATGGGTCTTGGAAAGAAAATGCCGATGGAAAATGCTAAGATTGTAGAGATGTCGGCATATGCTCCTCTTACAACCAGTACAATAGTTGGAAAGTTCTATTGTCCTGTAGAAGCCATTCTTATTATTAAAGATACGGATAGTTTCTACAAGACAATAGCCAAGATCGTAAAAGCTGAGGATTATGTAGTTCAGGAAAAAGTTTTGGATGAAACTGCTACAGAAATTGCAAAGCAAAGAGCTATTGCTGAAGGAAAATTTTTAAAAGACGGTGTTACTCCGAAATATACTAAAAGATATAAACGAGTAAATGTTATAAAAAAGAAATGTGTCGTTCATGATGAAGAAACCGAAGTAAAAAATACTCTCTGGGACGGAGAAATGCTAATTGAATCTGATATTTTGCCGGAATGGGTTAATGGTATGGCTCTTTTAAGGCAGCATTTCTTTAAGGCATGCGGAATTCGTACTCATATTCAGTTATTCTTTAAAGATTGGTGTGAAAAAACTGGACATGATTATGAAACTTATGCAATACAGGACATGTTCGGAGTTTGGCATAAACTCAAGGATATTCGCATGATCACAACTGATAATGCTATTAAATGGAAGAAATTCATGAATTTAATGGGTAATACTCCTGCTGAAGCTTATAAGTATTGGTGTGATCGCGTAAATGCCGATGGATCTTACTGGGGGATAGTAAAAACCGATCATCCAAGTAAATTAGGCGGTGTGCAGCAGATGAGTTATCAGATGGTTAATACTCTTCCCTCCTATAATATAGATGTTCCATCTCCTTGCTCTACTGATGATGTGCGTAAACTGGCAAAAACCAGTGTGGATTATGTAGAGGGGATGAAAGATGATAACAATCTTTATGTACAGTATCTTAGGAAGAATGCTACGATAATAAATCATTATGAGATGCTGGCAGATTTATATGATTGGAATAAGGATTTTGGAAATAGTACATGGTTCCGATTAGAGAAACGTAAAATTATCAATCAATATGTAACCAGGCTTAGAACAGGCAAAATTACAATTGATGGAGATAATCTTACAATATTTGGAAATCCATATGCTCTTCTACTCAAATCTGTAGGAATGGATCCGGAATCAGATCCTACTCTTAATATTGAGCCAGGAACTATTCAATGTTATACAAAACGTTTTCAAGATGGAGAATATCTTTGTGGTATTAGAAATCCACATAACAGCCCAAATAACATCTGTTACTTACATAACACATATAGCGATGAAATGCAACGATATTTTGTATTCAGTAATAATATCATGGCAGTAAATTGTATTCATACAGATATTCAGGATCGTGCCAACGGCTGCGACTTTGATTCAGATTTCTTTTTTGTGACAAATAATGAAGTAATGGTTAAAAGTGCTAAGGCTGCATATGAACAGTATCCTACTATTGTTAATAAACTCAAAGAAAGTGGCCTTACATATAAGAATACAATGAAAGAATACGCTCGTATGGATAATAAATTCGCCAAATCACGTATTGGTATTGGAGAATCAAGTAATCTCGCACAGCTTGCAATGACTTATTATTGGACTAACCCAAGTCGTGAATTATATGACAACTTTGTTATTCTTTCGGTACTAGCTCAGGCTATTATTGACGGATGTAAACGTGAATATGAAGTGGATGCTATAGAAGAAATAAAGCGTATTAAAAAACTTCCTTGTATGCAGCAGTTAGAGGAAGTTGAGGACGAATTTGGTAATAAGAAACAGGTGCGTCGAGATTTTCCAGAATTCATGAGATATACGCGTAAGATTCAATATACAAAGAACGGTAAAGAGGTGGAAAGAGAATTGGTTGATCAGCAGAAAGAAAAGTTATCTGGAAGAATTTCTTCCTATTATATATGTCCGATGAATAGTTTACAGATTGTTATGGATGATATCAAGCCGATACATTCTACTAATACTATTCCTACTGAAGATCTTGTAATAAAAGTAAAAGGCAAAGCAAACGCTAGGCAAATGGAAAAAATTTTAGGATATGCAAAAGAACTTGAGCTTTTAAGTAAAGATAATATGTCTGATGATGAAATTCTTGCATATACCGAGAGATTCGATCAGATTTTAGCGGAATTAAGAAAAATAAAAATAAAAAATCCAAAGACTATGAGCAGATTGATTGAAATTGCTCTTAATACAAGTAATATGGGAAGAAAAAAGGATTATTCACGTTATACAAGAAATCTTCTTAATCTATTATATAGAATGGACAGAGAAGCATTCTTACAAAATTTCTCGAAAAACTGCAGAATGTCTGAAAAAAAATCAGCCTAAAACCCTTTAAAAGTAACAAAAATCGTAAATACAAATTCGTCCGGTATATGAGGGGAATAACTTTTCGCTTCGTTGCATCTTCAGGCACATATTTTGCGCAGGATATGTGTACATGTATGCAGACAGCTGTTTGAAGAAAAGCGAAACTCTCCGCGCTGTCTCCAATGCGTGTTTAAATATGGGATTCGAATTTTTTTGTGTAGTAGCCTGCCGTGGGCGTTAAATACACGGCTAAAAAAAATCAAATATATTTGACTACAAGGAGAAAGATCATGAGTAATTATAGAATGTCCAAAGGGACAACAGAACACTTTACATCACTTGAAGAAATGAGAACTGCATGGGGAATGAAGCCCGTGACAAAGAAAACTTCTGATAAGAAGAAATTAAAAGAACAGCAGGAAAGATTTCTTAGTAAACATAAGTGTAAAGCATGTGGCACCCCAATGACATATATACATGGTAATGTTATGGCTTGTAAAAATCCTGAATGTAAAGGAATTGAAATCAAGCGCGAAGATAAAGACGGCAATGAAATGGTATCATATATCAATTCTTTCTGTACTTTAGACGATCTTGGAGCTGAAATTGCATCAAACATTTTCAGCGAATAATTGAAAATTAAATATTGATAATTCAAGGCAGTGTGCTGGTCGGTACACTGCTTTTGCTTTATATAACTATTATTTTTATGAGAAAAAGGAGAACTAACAATGAATAAAGTTGAATTAATTAAGGCTGTTGCAGAAGCAACAAATAATACACAGAAAGATATTAAAGTAATTATGGAAGCTGTGCAGGACGTAACATATGGTGCGCTGGTTGAAGGCGACGAGGTAAAACTGATGGATGGTGTTACTCTTTCTGTTGTACATAAAGATGCACGTATTGCACGTAACCCAAGAACAGGTGAATCTGTTGAGGTCGATGCAAAGAACGCAGTAAAATGCAAATTTGGTAAGGCAATTAAAGACGCTGTTAATGCGTAAATAATACTTTGAGCCTGTAGAAATACAGGCTCTATATTGGCCCATAGCTCAATAGGTAGAGCAGCTGGCCGTTAACCAGCATGTCGTAGGTTCGATTCCTACTGGGTCAGTATTGGAATGTAGGATAGTTTGGCAATCCGCCTGGTTTGGGACCAGGACATCGCACGTTCAAATCGTGTCATTCCAACTGCGGGATAGAGGAGTGGATCCTTGCTAGGTTCATACCCTAGAGACGATGGTTCGAATCCATCTCCCGCTATTTGTCATATACAAATGTATATGCCAACCCTTTCTGTTTAATTAATTACATTATGGAGGCTTGGCTCCGATAGTGCGCTGTGAGGCGTATAAAGGCAGATTTACACACTGTCGCTGCGGTATAAGCAATTATACTGCAGTCAATCTAAGCAAAACTGACATGCCAGAGACTCAAAAGGTCTCGTTTCGTATAGGTAAGTGAAAAGATTAAATCCTATGCGGAAATAGTATCATGAAACAGGGAACGATAAGGTGGTCCAAGGGCGACTGCTGAGGAACACTTTCCGGCCGCAAACTGGATAGTTCATGCAAACTGTGAAGATATGATGGTGAATCAGGAGGTTATTCAATCTGAGCATTTATTAAGCAAAGGTGATAGCCATTTGTATAAGTGAATTGG